AAGGCACTCGGCAAGGACTGCACAGTCAATTGCGACATCAAAGGTCGCACCCACAGGAAACCTTGATTGGAGCAGTTAGAGAGGGAGGACTTGCCCTCACCGATGGGTGCCCAGTGTGGCCCGCATTCTATAGCATGTTCGTGGCTGGTACCACCAAGGTCACGAAGAACAACAACGTCCACGAGCACGTAGCAGGAACTGGATTCCGCCGTTTAGCCGGTTCCCTGAAGTTCGTGGATACACCCATTAGCGCCAAAGCCAGGTGTAGCTTTTGGATTGCTTTTGGAATTACGCCTGATGAGCAGGAAGCCATTGAGGCCAGGTTTCGAACAATTACCTACACAAGCGAGCTGGAGCCACTCGGTCAGTGGTCTCATAGGAGTGAATTAGTACTTCCCCATGGCCTCTAGGGGAACTAACTGCGAGAGAGGAGGACTAACCAACCTTCCAACCTGTCTAAGTCTTATCCGAAGCGGACATACGAACACGTTTGCACCCAAATCGGAGCTGAATGCGCCCTTACTGCGCGACTACCTTATTCTCTTCCATCACTAAAGTAGCGGAAAATATGGACAGAAAAGTAAAAACAGGACAACCCATCAGGAGGAGGCGGCCTAATGGAGGAAAACTCATCCAAACCACCTCAACCCCTGCCGCGAAGCAGGTGGTGGTGGCCAATAGGCCACCGGTCGTCAGGACCAATGGTAACTGCACAAGAATCACGGCCCATGAGCAAATCTACACTGTTAATGGGTCTGTGGGCTTCACTGCGACGAAATTCCAAGTCAATCCTGGATTACCGTTCTATACATGGTTATCTCAGAGAGCGGCAGGCTGGGAGAAATATCGCCTCGACAAGTTCGAGGTGATGTACATCCCAGCTGAAGCGAACACCACGACACCTGGAAGCGTCTATTTTGTAGCAGATTACGATCCTAGCGATCCACCACCCAGCAGCCTGTAAGCTCTTAGCACGTATGAACATCAAGTTAATGGGCGGGTCTACAACGCATTGACGTTGGACCTGTCCCCAAAGCGGATGTTTGATGGAGTGCAGACGAAGTACATCAGGCAAGGACCAGTGCCAAACGACCTTGCGTTGTACGATGCGGCCAGTTTCACCTTCGCAACAATTAGTTGTGCAAATGGTGATCCGATAGGGCAGATCTGGGTGAATTACACCGTAGAATTGATTTCTCCCCAGACTGAGGTTGGACCAGGAGTGCCCCAGAGCCTAGCCTACTTTTCACAGACCACCCTGTTTGACCAAGACATCGATCAGGGGGTCCCGTTGAATGTAGAATGGTCTCTGGACGTCACCAATGGTCCAGGGGTGTTGTACAATCCATCGACCCGGCTGTTCACTCTCCCCAAGGCCAACTACCTCATTGATGGGGTTTTGACCTTGGAGGATCCAGCCGGAGGGACGACCACCTTCATTGTGGAACTGCTCAAGAATGGAGGTGCGGGTGTCAATGCAACATCACAAATCACCAACACTGGAGCAACCACATCCAACATCCCCTTTTCTACTTTCTTTGCTAGTAATGGCACGGACACCTTTGGCATGGTGATCAACCTTCTAACTGCGGGGACGATCACTTTGAAGGAGGGGGGAACGTGTCTTAGGTTTAGAGTAGTTTAGGAGTAACACGACCCGCTCCTCGCGTAGAGGGAGCCCAACAGCTCATCTGTTGGCATCGCCTATGAAGGCAGGCTTGGAAGTCCCATCGTTGGGGCATGGATTCGCCTGAACGAGATGCGTAGCTACACGCCCAACTGTGGTGGTTGGAAACGGTACGGTGGTACGGCGAGTTTGGAAAGATCCATGTAGAAACGGTGGGAGACCAGGTGTCCAAGAAGGTGCAACCCAACGCACTGGAG